ATTTACGTATCGTGTTATCGATTCGATCAATACTAAGACCCTTCTCAGACTTATATTTACATAGATAGCATTCCATCTTAGAAAGAACATTCCACTGTGTCTCAGTAATTTCAAAGGGAAGTCCTCTTTCTTCTGCTTCTTTTTTATAAGTAATATAATATCGGCAATAGTCTTTCGAGTAATATTCATTCCATTTCTTAAAAAACTCTTTACCAGCCTGCTTCTGCTTTACCACAATCGCACACTTTTCAATAAAGAACTCTACGCTTGATACATGCTTCATGCGATTACAGATCCAGCAGCAACTTACACAGTTTTCATTTGTATATCCTATAGAGTTATCCATACGATCAATGCCGTTTGTTTCTTCTGGATTCGAGTGGCCACAATAATAACAGGGAGATTGAACAAGAGTTGAAAAGGTGTCAAAGTCGATTGTGATTACCTTGTGGCGTTTTGTCGCGCCAACTATATAGTCCTTATAGTACCCCTTAATATTCTTAAATGTCTCATTCTTAAAGTTTCTAATGCGATGTTTCCGTTTTTCATCCTGTTTAGCTTGACTTTCGCTACAGACTTTACATGATACTGAATCCTTGTTATAACGAGTCTTAAATGGTTCAAAATCCTTTCCACAGTATGCACAAAGCGAGTTGGGCTTCGTAAGCTGAATCGCCTTTATAATCTCCTTGCGCTTTTGATACCGAGCTGTTTCTACAATGCGATTTTTATCACGACATGTATCACAGGATGCAGTATCATTAAGGATATTAAAACAACCGCGCGCAATATCGCAATAACTAATACCCTTTTCCTTTTCCTCTATATAATATTTATCACGTTCATGTTTTTTACAGAAACCTGGCTCTTTAACTTTAAACGCACACCCTTCATGCTGACAGGGGTTTGTCTTAGTTGCTAGTTTTAATAGACATGATTCGCATGATGTTGTAGTGTCACTTGGAGGATTGTTGCAACCTCTAAAAAAGAATCGACACCACTTTTTTCCTGTTACAATGCCCTCGTCATATTCGCGATTCCTTTCATGCCGACCACAGTAGCCGTTCTCAGATGGTGGAAACTGACATCCAGATCCTTTTCGAGGCCCTAGCTGCACAATTGCCTTACACGTTGCCATTTCTAAATTGGTAACGCGAAACGCTTTTAAGCCGGAAGTTGTCAGATTTTCACACAAACTACCGGTAGTTGTTACGTCGCTCACATACTAAAAACACAAAAATACAAACGCCATGACGTGAATGTGACGTAATGTATACAGATTTAGTTGGAATATGCCAATCCACCCATTCCTGACATCACGCGCAGCACATTGTAGTTCGTCGCGAACACGTACACCGACGACGACGTATTCGTGCCAACGGCGTTGTTGGACACCGTGAGGAGGAGCGTCGTGTTATCAATGCGCGACAAGTTGCACGTGCCCGAGGGCTGGTGCTGCTCGGGCTGGAGAGCGAACGAGTAGACGTTGATGCCAACGGCGGGGACGTTCGTGTGGTGCTGGTAGGGCTGCACCAAGTTGAAGTAGTCGCCCTCGCGCGTCTGGAAGCGGTCGTGGCCGTTGAGCTGGAGGAGCGCCGTGATGACGGGGTTCTTGCCCGCCATGCCCTCGACGCGCGTCACCGAGTAGCCCGACTCGTGGACGCAGCGGTCCCACCAGTCGGAGAAGTTGAAGGGCTGCTGGCCCTTCCACTCGCCAACGACAGCGGGGTCGCACGACACGAACGAGTCGCGCTGGACAACCCACACAAGCTCCTTGCAAGGGTGGTTGAAGTTGAGCTTGAGCTTGTTGGCCGACGACGTGATCGACTCAGCACCCGTGAACTGGAGCGTCTCGATCAGGTACTCGTGGGAGACCTGGGCGAACTTGCGGCGCTCGTCCGTGTCGAGGTAGATGTAGTCGACATAGAGCGACGCGGCCTGGAGGTTGGCCGCCGCAACGCGCGTGCGGACGGCGTTGGGGTCCGTGGCGCCAGGCGTCGAGTCCCAGCAGAGGTTGCGGAGGTCGTTGAAGTCGAGGTTGATGCGGACCTCGTGGTACTGGAGCGCGATCAAGGGAAGCGCAAGACCAGGGTTGCGGCAGAACCAGAACTGGAGAGGGATGTAGAGCGTGTACGCGGGCGCGCACGAGAGGCCCTCAGGCGACGAGAGGGGCTCGCCGGCGGCGCAGTCGTTCTCGCAGGGCGCGCCACCCTGGAAGATAAGGTTCGTGAGCTGGGGAACGTTGCCAACCATCTTGGCATAGCCCGCCTGCTTGCCGGCCTCCTGCGTGAGCTCATTCCAGATGTGGAGCCAGTTGCCATAGTGCTTGTCGATGCGCTGGCCACCGATCTCGATCTCAACGGCCTTGACAAGGTTGTGGCCGACCCAGTTGAGCCAGCGGAACGAGGCGCCCGAGCCGTCCGTCGACTGGACCGAGACCGAGGGGAGCGTCGCCTGGAGGTACATGCGGTGGATCAAGTCGCCGTTGCGCTGGATCGTGCACGTCACACGCTTGCCGAAGCCAGGCGAGCCGTTGAAGGGGTTCTCGATGGCCTCCATCGCGAAGTTCGTGTGGCGGCGGTACACGACCTTGAAGAACGTGATCTGGGGGTTACCCGTGAGGTAAACGTCCTGGGCACCGTAGGCAACGAGCTGCATGAGACCACCACCTGTCATTTGTTATACCCCTTTGCTAGAAATAAATTCCGGGGCTCCACGGATCGGCGGCGCGCGCGCGCCGGGGATAAGGTGTTTCCAGAATGCTGGATCCGTAGCCTAAACGCCAGCCCGTTCCCAATCTAGAAAAATGGCCGAGGAACCCTTTTTCAAGATTCGGCCAACGAAGCGGTCGAATCCGGAATCAAGAACAACTCTGGATCGCTTACATCACGTAAAGATGCAGGGTCTTCTCGACAAGGAGGATGGTATTGACGCATTAAAGTCCTCCCTAGTGGAGCTGAAGGGCCGGGTGGTAACAGATGAGGTCGAGTCCGAACAGATTCGAATGAAGGTGAATGAGGTCCAAAAGGAGATCGACAAGCGCCACGATAAGAATGAGATCTTCGACTATTTCTTGGATACCGGTGAGATCCTGTACAACTATTACGAAACCCAGGACAGAATCTCCAGCGGCACCGGTGGGTCTCATAGACGGGTTGCGGCGAAGCCTGGATCCGTTCTGGCGGCCCTCGAGTCCGCCGCCGGTGGACCTCCAGGCGGAAGTCCCGTGCCGGGGACAAGCGGTTCTGGCGAACTTCTTCGCCGAGACAAGCTTCTGGAGGAATACCTCCTGAAAGTGGATCCGGCCCATGCTCGGGGTGCTACCGTATTTGACCAGGACCCCTACGGCGAGTGCGACGAGTGCGGCACCGAAATGATATTCTCCGCCAATGAGGCCATATTCACGTGCACGAACTGCGGCGCCCAGGAGTTCGTTTTGATCGACTCGGACAAGCCCAGCTATAAGGATCCTCCTCGGGAGGTCAGTTATTACGCTTATAAGCGTATTAACCATTTCAATGAGTGGCTGGCCCAGTTCCAGGCCAAGGAGTCCACGGAGATTCCTCCCGAAGTCTATGATGCTATCGTGGCGGAGCTCAAGAAGGAGCGGATCATGGACTATAGGACGTTGAAGCAATCGAAGGTTCGGGAGATTCTGAAGAAGCTTAAATACAATAAGTACTATGAGCATGTGCCTCATATTATGAATCGCTTGAACGGACAGACGGCACCAGTGATGAGCCGGGAGATAGAAGAAAAGTTGCGCTACATGTTCAAGGAGATTCAGCCGTCTTTCCAGAAAAACTGCCCGAAGGAGCGGAGCAACTTCCTCTCCTATTCCTATGTGCTGTATAAATTCTGTGAGCTCTTGGAGTTGGATGAATATTTGTCTTCATTCCCGCTTCTGAAAAACCGTGATAAGCTCTATGTGCAGGATAAGATCTGGAAGCTTATCTGTCAAGATCTGTCTTGGGAGTTTATTCGATCCATTTAGTCCTAGGGCTAAATATACGGTCACTCCAATCCTAAAAACTTACGTCCAATCTTACTAGTTGCAAACATAGCAAATCCAGAGGCAATCTGGGCATAAAATACCGGAGTTCGTTTTGTGCAACACAATAAATAGACGGAAAGCCCAGCAAAAAGTAGGAAACTTAGCCAGAATAACTTTGTAAAAGTATCCATTGTTCTAGTCTGTGCTTATAAAAAGTACGATGCTTATTTTCTTCATATGTTATTTATGATACCGCACGCGACGTCTGGTAGTCCGTTTTCCACCGCTGGCATTTTTTGGACAAGGATATACTTCTGATACTAATAGCTCCATATTATCGGGAAGCTTGTTATAGGTATCTCCGTGCTTAAATATATGCATAGACTCATGTTTCTTAACAGACCGATTCGAGTTCTTAATGAAGCGACCAGCATGCACTCCAAAT